TTGTAATTTCATCGGCATTTGAACTAAAGCCCTGCCCTTCTTTGATACCAACCAACAAAGGCGATGTCAAACGGTGCGCGGTCATTAATTGATGTTTAGCCTCAGAACTCAAATAATTGTATTGCTCGTGCGCATTCGACACCTCCAACGGTTCGATAGTGATAGCAGTGTCTTTGTTGTCGTTGAAGTTTATGAAAAACGCCCCAGCATTTTCCGAGCCTGTTAGCTTTTGTTTTATTCTTTCAGCATACAATTGCGCGGTTTCTTCGCTTTCTTGGACGCCACTATTCATATTGATAATGTGACCAAACGAAAGCCCCTTCTTAATATGGTTTACACAGTAGTTGGAAATTTCTTCCTCCAATTTTGCCCATGCGATAGCCGACAACCAAGAAGGATTGGCGTAGTAAAACTGCCCTACTTGATAATCGTTAAACACGTAAATTTCGGAGCGGTTTGCACCCGAGCCAAAACCAAAAGCAGGGAATGGCTTAGGTTTATATTTTGATTCTTTTGAAAAATTGTAACTATAAAAGTAGGTGTCAATGTCGCCATCTTCGTTAGCCTTTGCTGGTGCGATGCGTTGCTTTGATACGTGTACTACTTTATCTACTTTGCCATTTTTATAAATAACTTCAACGGCCGCTTCGCCAAACATTTCAAAATCTTTGCAAACTTTTCTCAGGTCCGCTTTTGAAATCATACCTTGGATAAAAGCAAAATCAGAAGGGCGTAATAGTTTCTGAGGCGAGGTCAAGCCTTTACCGTAAATAAATTGTGAGTAGCTGTCAATGATTGCGCTATTGGTAGGTGAACCATTGTACGCATCGATAATGTATTGATAGAAACTATTCTTATCCCCGTTCAAAACCCACTCTTTTGATGCGGATTCCTTGATTTCTGGGCGTTGATAATTGCCTAATTGTATTACTTCTAAAGCCATAGTTTGTAATTTTGTAAGTCAGTTTGTTCCGTTGCGTACCCTTTGCCACGATACAATAATCTTTCGCCTTCAAATAATTCAATTTCAAACGAATCCCCTTCGTTTAACTCAGGCGTTGAAAAATTTATTGTAATTATGCCATTGTAGTAGCCGTATTCGTTTATATCAATTGTGTGCGTAGCGTTTGCGAACTCGTTACGCATGACTAATGAAAGTGCGCCACCGTTATAAGGTCGGGGAGCGCATCGAAATTGGTACGGTTGTTGTAAAGGAAAAACCCACATGTCTATATAACGAAAAAAAAGTATATTTGTAACAACTTTAAAATTTAACAAATGAAAAAAGTAGCTTTATTATTTGGGATTATTTTATTCGCAGCGTGCGCCCGTGAAGAAGCAGAAGATTGCGGGTGTCTGACCGTTACCGAACGCCAACAAGGGTTAATTTACAACTACCCCGTGCAAGGTCAAGCCTCGGTACTTGTCACTTACAACCTAACAGGGTGCGATGGAACGCCTTGGGTTATCCGAGACACCTTGCCGACGCCCGACACCAATCAAATGTGGAAGGTTGGCGAATGCGTTAACCCATAAAAAAAGCCCTCTTATTCGGAGGGCTTTTCAACTTTAAAAAAATAGAACTATGAAACAACTTGATCACTTACCAATGTTTGAAGTGCTGTTTTAGTAGTATTGTCAAGCATCGGTGACAATAGCTTTTCTTCACCCGCAACTGTCAAAGTGTATCCCGATAAGTCAGCAGCGGCACCGCCAGTAACTTTCGTGCAATTCGACATCGTACCATTTTCAGCACCGACAAGCATTATATTACCATTGTAATCCTCAACAAACACAAACGGTCTACCTGCACAAATAAATTGGATTTGCGCTTGCAAGTCAGCGGATAATTTCGGGAGTGTAACCGCTAAAGATTGTGCGTTTACAAAAGTACCGTTATCCTCCGAACTTGTACCTGTTTCAGTCAATGCGTTTGTGGTCGCCTTGACTTCGTATTTAAAAACTTCATCTAAAGTACCTAAAGAGGTCACTACATGGTTTGCAATGGTAAACCCATATCTCCCGAAGTTCCCGAAGTAAATAGCTTTTATACCCCCTCGTTGGTCTTTATAGCCTAAGTTTTTTCCTTTTGTTATTAAATAAGACATATATTATTCGGTTTTAAAAACCGCCCCAATTAAGAGGCGGTTATTTGATTATTACCCTACGTAAAGAACGTTGAATTTTTGGTTTACAACGTGAGCAGCGATTGTCATGTTGTGTTTGATGAACATATCCTCACGGTTGTTCGCAATTTTGTCTAATTGCATCGTATTCACATCCGAAGCTAAATCTGTACACCAAATTAAGTGCGAAGGAATAGCGCAAATGACTACTTTTTCAGGTAGAGGAACAAAAACGATTTCTAAACCGTTGAAGTAGAAGCTATCTGCGTTAGGACTTACGGAAAACGGCTTGGTATAATCCGTAGTAACGTTGTTCGCTTGGATAATCATTTGTTTGTGAGACTTCGGGGCGTAGATTCTCGGGGCATTGGGGCTTGTCAAGACAACCGCCGGAATAGCGGAGTAGATTTTATCGTACTCAGCTTTGATGTTTGAAGCGGTTATGGTAGTGCCTGCGACTTTGATACGGGTACCAACGCCTGCTGTATTTGTTTGGTTCGATGAATTGTAGATCATCTTTGCCACTATACCATCAGTTTGAGAAGCTGTTAAAGCAGCTACCAAAGTTTTTTCTGCTGCACCTACTGCTGTGTTTGCTGTGCCTGCTGTCAACGCTGCTACTGCTGTCTTAGTAGCCGATGTTACGCCATTCCAAAACTCATTTTCAGCAGCGTTAGAAACTTGTTTAGCATACAAACCGCCGATAACCAATTGCTCGAACTCGGTCGACATAATTTCCCATGCGCCCGGTTTTATATCTCGTTTGAATCGAGAGAAACGCAATGCATTAGGGTCAAACTCTTGGTAGAATTGAACTTTTGCGGGGGTCACTAAAGTATCAAATGCTGTCAAAGAATCTGATGAGGTTGGCACACCCGATGTGTACGCCTGCAATGTTGCGGTTGCAGTAGCCTCTGTAAAGATTGTTTCTGCTTTAACGTCTGTTTCAAACGCTACTAAATTTTTACCGATTGTGTCGTTTTCAAAGAGGATTTCCTCAACGATAGGCTCGGCTGCCTTTCCTCTGTAATTAGCTACATTATAAGAAATTGCCATATCTTTTTATTAATTTAATTTTGTTGCTCTAAATCTTTCCAATGCTGTCATTTCTTCAAAAGGCTTTTCATTACTTGGGTTTGCCTTCGTCATTGACACCGGTTTACTTTTTACCGTTTCCAATTCTTTTTTAATATCCGCTCTCAACTCGGTTTTCATTTTTTCCATCTGAACACCCACCTCAGAAATGAACGCCTTTAAGATTTCATTAATGTTTGGTGTTTCAGTAGCCATCTCGGTCTCGACTTCCGTTTCAACCTCTTTCACCTCGGTGATCATCCCTGCGTCATCGACAACGATAATCTTACCGCTTTGCAATTGATGTTCACCTGATGGGGCTGGCGTTTGTGTGCCATCCTCGCCAACTACAAACACGGCTTGCCCTGCTTCAAAAGATTCAGCTTCAACGGTAGTCACACCATCAACAAGCATTTCTTTAGAAAGCACTACCTCCGCTTTTTCGGGATCATCGCTGTTTAGCTTTAAGGATGCAAAGCCCTCCTTAATAGCATTTACAATTGATTCTAAATTCATATTACTAAAATTAATTTTCTGCAAATCAAAGACTCCATCGATTGAGAATCCTTTTACTTTCCCTGACTTTACGTAGTCATTCCAAACCTCGTCGTCGTTGACTTTCATCAAGGCAAACCAAGTTCCGATGGGTTCCTTGAATCCGTACTTGACGGACTTATCGTGTACCTCATCCTCTTTTATCCAAGTCTCGACAAACGTCACATTTTCAATTGGTTTGCCATCGTGTTCAATTGTGGAATTGTTTAGATAGCCTTGTTTTGAAAAGTTTGCCTGAACTTGTTTGATAGTCTCGGAATCAAACACTATATTGAACTCTTTACCATCTTCGGCTCTACGATAAATGGGCAGGTCAGGGATTAATATAGCCCCTAAAAGCATCTTTTTTTCTTCTGAAACGGTAGCTAGTTTTATTTCGGTCGGTTCCTGCTTCGACAAAGCAACGAACTCCACACCAATAGCGGGTTCTTCCACTAATGAAATAGCGTAGACGCCCTCGGTTTCACCCTCTTTGAAAACTACTTTGTAAGTGTCCATATACTTATAAACGAAAAAAAAAGTGTGTGTAACGTTTTGAATTAAAAAAAATGTGTATATTTGTTTTGAATTCCAGAAGGCACCCCTATTAGCTCAGTTGGTTAGAGCGTCTGGTTTATCCGACAAGTCACAGGTTCGAGTCCTGTATAGGGGGCAAAACAAGTTCGTTGATACTTTTTGAAAAATTGTTTGGACGCGGGTTCGAATCCCGCCACCTCCACGACGCAAAACGTTTATAAAGTTTGATAAGTGGTCGAACACTCGATACTAACGGGGGTGCCTGGTTTTGACAGCAAGTAAGGATAAAAGAGTAGGACAAGTTTTAATTTAAACGGCAAGTTAATTAGCCTTAACAATGCACCGCTTAGAGCAGTAGCATAGTTACGAAACTTGGGAGTGCGACAAACTCCCAAAACAGAGAGGTGGCGGAATGGTAAACGCTCACAGGTTGGTATTTTAAAAGAGGAATTGACCTCCATCTCCACGTTTTAGTGGTTATACCTTACAGGTTCGAGTCCTGTCCTCTCTACAATTTTTTCATAATTCTATTTGTTTTGCCCCGTGTTTATCGCACGGGGTTTTTTG